GTCTAAAAAAAACTTGAGACGGCGAGTTTTTCCTGGCCTGGCCGACCCTTTGATCGGTTTGAGCACCTTTTCCATGATCCTTTGAGGTTGCCGTGGCTTTCCCGGACCTCGGGCGCGCCGGATTACGCTGTTCGCCATGACCGGATCTCCGGATGACGTGCTTCGCCTGCGTGCGGCCGGGCAGACGTATGCGCAGATCGCTGCTGAGCTCGGGTATGCGTCGGCTTCGGCGGCGGCTGCGGACGGCAAGCGGGCGCTGAAGGCGAGCAAGGCTCTGCTCGGCCGTCAGTCCGGCGAGCTGACGACGCTTGAGCTGGAGCGGCTTGACGCGCTTGAGCAGGCGGCGTGGGAAGTCCTGCGGGCCCGGCATCTGACGATCTCGGAGGGCCGGGTTGTCCGGGATGATGACGGTCAGGTCGTTGAGGATGATGCGCCGGTGCTGCAGGCGATCGACCGGCTGGTTCGGATTTCGGAGGTCCGGTCGCGGCTGATCGCGGCGAACCGGGCGCCGGGGACGGTGGAGGCCGCGGTGCGGCGGGAGCTGGCGACGCTGTCGGCGAAGGTGCGTGATGGCGCTCAGGCGCATGCGGCGATCATGCTGGCGGTGTCGCTGGATGCGGGGATGCCGCCGCGGGATGCGGTGGCGGTATCCAGGGAGTTGCGCGTGTCGATGGCTACCCTGGCGGCGATGAGCCCGGAGCGTGCGGAGGGTGACCCGATCGATGAGCTCACTGCTCGCAGAGAGGCCCGGCTCACCGCTGATCGGTGAGCAGCGGCCGAGGATCTGCTCGCTGCCGTCGTCGGCCGTGTCGTGGTCGGCTGGCGAGGACACCGCCGAGCTCGCGCGTAACGCGGGGCTGATTCTCGATGACTGGCAGCGGTATGGGCTGGTCCATTCGATGGCGGAGACCGCCGCGGCACTGTGGGCGGCGTTCGAGGTGGCGTTCGTCCTGTCCCGGCAGAACGGCAAGAACGGGATCGTGGAGGCGCGGCAGCTCGGCGGACTGTTCCTGCTGCACGAGAAGCTGATGATTCACACGGCGCACCGGTTCAACGCGTCGGAGGAGCATTTCCGCAGGATGCGGGACACGATCGACGCTAATGACTGGATGCGGCGGCGGGTGAAGCGGCTGTCGTCGGCGCCGGGCAAGGAATCGATTGAGTTGCGGCCGACTCCGACGCTGGTCATGGGGTCTGATGGTGCGTTTGTCCGCAAGTCGGTGGCGTCGCGGCTGGCGTTCCTCGCGCGGGCGGGCGGTGCGGGTCGCGCATTCTCCGCCAGGACGGTGTTCTGGGACGAGGGGATGATCCTCACCGATGACCAGGTGGGTGCGCAGATGCCGACGCTCGCCGCGGTCTGGAATCCGCAGCTGTGGTACACGGCGTCGGCGGGGAACAAGCTGTCGCTGCCGCTCGGCCGGGTTCGGCGTCGTGCGCTGGCCGGCAACGACCCGTCGCTGATGTACATGGAGTGGTCTGTCGACCCGCACACCCGCGCGTGCAACCTGGATCCCGAGCTCGGGCCGGTGTGCATCCTGCATGATGACCCGCATGCCCCGGCTAGCTGGGCGCGGGCGAACCCTGGCATGGGGATCCGGATCACTGAGGACTACATCCGCAAGGAGATGGCGTCGATGTCGCCGAGTGGCGTGCGGACGGATCCGCCGGACGTGTTCGCTACCGAGCGGCTGGGCGTCGGGGACTGGCCGGCTGAGGATGACGCGTGGTCGGTGATCGGCCGGGCAGTGTGGGAGGCGCGGGCCGATGCGGATGCGCCGCGGCCGCGGCCGCGGGTGGCGATCGCCGCAGACGCGTCGCCAGGCCAGGTGTCGGCGTCGATCGGCGTCGCCGGGGCATTGCAGGACGGCCGGACGCTGGTGGAGATCCCGGACGGTGATCATCGTGACGGTGTCGGCTGGGTGGTGCCGCGCCTCGTTGAGCTGAAGAAAGCTAACCGGCCGTGCGCGATCGTCATTGACCCGCGCGGGCCGCTGTCCGGGGTGATCGATGAGGCTGAGAAAGCCGGGCTGGAGATCACAAAACCTGCGCTTGGCGATTCGGCTCAGGCGTTTGCCCAGTTCCGGGCCGGGGTCGCGGAGGGTAAGCCGCCGCTTGTGCATCTGGGGCAGCGGGAACTTGATGCCGCTCTGGCTGGTGCGACGGTGCGGGATACGGGTGACGGGGGTCAGTTGTGGGCTCGGCGGGATACGTCGGTGGATATTTCGCCGCTGGTTGCGGTGACGCTTGCGTCGTGGGCTCTGGGTCGTTTCGGGCGCGCCTACAACCTGCTTGCCAGCGTTGCCCCGCCGACGTAGGTACGCTTCGCTTAGCGGCGCTGCGGTCGCTGGCCCATCCTGCCTATCTGCGGGGAGTCACGTTGACTGCAGGCGTCCTTGACCGGGTTCCGGTCGATGAGATCACCGCGCGTGCCCGGCAGATCCATCTGGGCCACATTCTGCTGACTGTTCTCGGCGGCGTCCTGATCGGCATCTCGTGGTGCCTGGCTAAGTTCCTGCTGGTCACATGGTTTCTGCTGTGGGGCTGGGTCAAGTGGTTCGTGGCGGCGTTCATGGTGGGGTGGGATGCGGCGGCGAAGTCGACGCGGCTGGAGTCGAAGCCGTCGCGGGAGTCGCTGGTCAGTGAGATTGAGCGGCTGCGGCAGGAAATCGCGCGGCTGAGCTGACGTGGGTATCACCGACCGGATTCAGGCGCGGGTCGAGCAGCGGACCATCGGCGGGACGCCGTGGCTGCCGTTCGTGCCGTTCGGTCAGGGCGGCCCAGTACATCCTAGTAAGTACCATATTGGCCAGGAGCATGCGCTCAGGCTGGCGCCGATGTACGCGGCGGTGAAACTCCTCGCCGACGGCGTGGCGTCGCTGCCGCTGAAGATTTACCGGACAGTGGACAGCAAGACGGTGCCGTGGACCGGGCCCAGCATGTTCGACAGCCCGTCACCCCGCACGACGTACTACGACTGGATGTTCCAGGGCATGTCGTCGCTGCTGCTGCACGGCAACGCCCTCGGGTTCGTCACCAGCCGGGACGGGTTCGGATACCCGCAGCAGATCGTGTGGCTGCCGCCAGAGCACTGCGACATCATCGACGACGAAACCCAGGATTTCGCGTCGCCGGTAAAGGCCAGGTATTTCTACTTCGGCCGGCAGCTTGACGTCGCGGACCTGGTGCATGTCCGGGCATTCACGATGGCCGGGCACACGGCGGGACTGTCGCCGCTGGCCGCGTTCAAGGCCCTCATTGAGGGCGGCCTGGACCAGCAGGAATACAGCAAGTTGTGGTTCGCGAACGGCGGTTTCCCGCCTGGCGTGTTCCGCAACACCGAGCTCGAGGTCGACGCGGACATCTCGAAGCAGATCCGGGGCACTCTGACGGAGACGCTGCGCCGCCGTCAGCCGCTGGTGATCGGCCGGGACTGGGAGTACACGCCGATCAGCGTGAAGCCGGATGAGGCGCAGTTCGTGGAGACGACGCGGCTGACGGCGACGGAGTTCGCGGCGATCTACCAGGTTCCGCCGGAGCGGATCGGCGGCTCCCGCGGGGACTCGATGACGTATGCATCGCAGGAGATGGCGACGAACGACATGATCTCGTGGTCGCTGCGGCCGTGGCTGGTCCGCTGGGAGGACGTGTTCGACCAGATCCTTCCGAACCAGCGGTACGCGAAGTTCAACGTCGACGCGCTGCTGCGGACCGACACCCACACGAGGTACCTGACGCATCAGATCGCGCGGGACACGGGCTGGCTGTCGAACAACGAGATCCGCGACATCGAGGATCAGCCGCCGATCTCAGGTGCGATCGGTGATGAGACGCTGCCGAACCAGGTGCTGGTCGCGATGGCCCGCGGGATGGCATCGATCCCGAAGTCGTTCGACTCGCAGCTGGTGACGCAGAAGCCGCCGGCGCCGGCCGCAGCCCCGCACATGCCGGGGCAGCCCGCGGCGCTGCCGCCCGGCACTCCGGGTACTCCGCCGGCGCCGGCGAAGCAGCTGACTGTGCAGCCTCCGGGAGGGACACCGCCAGTGGCAGAACCCGACTCATCGCGCAGCAGTGGTGGTCATCGCTGGTCACTTGAGCAAATCGCCCGGCGCTGCTACGGCCCTCTGGCCGCAAAGCAGGAATATCTTGATCTCGTCGCCTGCGCCGCCCGCGACGCGGGATACGTGGTCACGTCGGCTCGTGCTGAGAATTTCAGTCAGGAGCAGGCAGACTGGATTGCATCTGACGCGCTGCGGCGTCCGTCACCGATCGAACACTTCGGGCTCAACGGGAACGGCAGGGAAGCGGCGCGACATGGCTGAGCTATCGACAGCGGACGTAAACGACCTTCCGGACAGCGACTTCGCTCACATTGAGAGCGGGGGCATGAAGGATAAGTCCGGGAAGACCGTCCCCCGGTCGCTGCGGCATTTCCCGATTCACGACGCCGCGCATGTCCGGAACGCGCTGTCGCGGGCGCCTCAGTCGCCGTTCGGTGACGCCGCCCTGCCGAAGATCAAGGCCGCGGCGAAGAAGTTCGGCATCGACACCAGCGACGACGACGGCCGGTCACTCGGCGGCAACGTTGAGCGGCGCTACCTCGGCGAGCACACCAAGTCGACCTACCGGGTTGACGGGTTCCGCCTCGAGGCTCGCGCCGCCGCGGACGGCACGCGGCACATCGCCGGGTACGGTGCGGTGTTCAACCGGCTGTCCCGCAACCTCGGCGGATTCGTCGAGCAGGTGCTCCCCGGCGCGTTCAGCGAGTCGGCCCTCAACGGCTTCCCCGGCACGGTCTGCCGGTTCAACCACGACCAGAACATGCTCCTGGGCACCGTGCAGGGCCGCACGCTGACACTGGCACCCGACAGCATCGGCCTGCAGTACGACGTCCGGCCGCCTCAGTCCCGCGGCGACATCGTGGAGCTGGTGGAACGCGGCGACGTCGCGCACTCCAGCTTCGCGTTCCGGTGCGTGCAGGACGAGTGGGGGATCAGTGAGCAGAACTACCCGATGCGCAGCCTGGCCCTCGTCGAGACTGTCGACGTCGCCCCTGTCGTCACCCCGGCCTACCCGGACGCATCGGCTGGCCTGCGGTCGCTGGCACGCCGGTTCGACGCTGCCGAGGACGAGGTGCGGAAGCTGGCCGAGGCGGACGAGCTGCGGAAGTTCTTCATCCGCACCGACAACCGCGGCCGGAAGAGGCCCGCGCCGGTGAAGCCGACGCTGCTGGGCGCGCTGGCCGCTACCGAGCTGATGGCGCGCCGCGAGGACCCGTGGCAGGAAATCGCCTAGCATTCGGCATGTAACGATGTTCGGCGGGCGACCCCCCGGCTAAGGACCGGCAACTAAGCCACCCGGACCACTTCGATTCTGGAAGAGGTTCGCGATGGCAAGCGAGGTTGCCAAGCGCCTGCGTGACCGGCGCCTGAATGTGTGGAACGAGGCCCGTGGTCTCGCCGAGAAGGCGGCGGAGGAGAACCGCGCCTTCGACGCCGAGGAGCAGGGCACCTGGGAAGCGCTGAACAGCGAGCTTGACGAGCTCGACAAGCGCATCAAGTCCGTCCTGGACACCGAGCAGCGGTCCCGTGACGCCGACGCGGCGTTCGACCGGCTGTCCGGTCAGGGCCGTCAGGCGCAGGCGCAGGGCGCTGCCGGGCAGGCTGTGCAGCAGGCGACCGGCCGCGCGAACGACGAGCTGCGGGCCATGGTCAACCGTGAGGCCGGCGCGCCCGGCTACGTGGAGATCGCGCCGACTGACCTGGTGCGGCGTCTCGGCCAGCAGAACCGCATCGCTGAGCTGCGTACCCTGTCGACCCTGACCACGGGTGCTGGCGGGAACCTGGCGCCGACGGATTTCTACGACACGCTGATCGCTCACCTGATCGAGGTGTCGGGGATCATGCAGGCCGGGCCGACGGTGCTGAACACCGCGGGCGGCGAGACTCTGCAGATCCCGAAGACGACCAGCCACTCGCTGGCCGCGTCCGCGGCGCAGGCCGGCACTATCGGCACGTCTGATCCGGCGTTCGGCCTGGTCACGCTGTCGGCTTACAAGTACGGCATCCTGATCCAGGTTGCCCGCGAGCTCATTGACGACTCTGGTGTTGACCTGCTCGGCTATCTGGCGATGCAGGCTGGCCGTGCGATCGGCAACAAGTTCGGCTCGGACCTGGTGACGGGTGTGGGCTCGACGCAGCCGAACGGCCTGATGAACCTGGTCACTGTCGGTGTGACCGGGACGACGACCGGCAAGTCCGGTGCGCCGCAGTATTCCGACATGGTGAACCTGGAGTACTCGGTGATCGCCCCGTACCGCCAGTCCAAGTCGTGTTACTGGATTGCGGCGGACAAGACGATCGGCGGGTTCCGGCTGCTGACGGACGCGAACTCGCGGCCGATCTGGGAGCCGTCGATGGTTCTGGGGTCGCCGGACCTGCTGCTGGGCAAGCCGATCGTCGCGGATCCGTTCATGGCGGCGACAGCTACCGGGGCGCAGTCGGTGTGCTTCGGCGATTTCTCGACGTTCTTCGTGCGGCTGGTCGGCGGGGTGCGGTTCGAGCGGTCGGATGACTACCTGTTCAACCAGGATCTGGTGGCGTTCCGCTGCCTGCTCAGGGGTGACGGGACTCTGGTCGACCAGACGGGCTCCATCAAGTCCTACAAGGGCCCGGCAACTTAGCCATACCGGACATCAACCCTGTACATGCCAGGGGCTGCGCCGATCCGCAGCTCGGTGCAGCCCCTGGCAGCCGGGACAGCTAGGAGAGGACCGTAATGGCCGAGAAGATCACCGGGGTACCGGGCGACGCAGGCCCCGACTGGGGCGGTATCCAGGATCCGACGCTGGAAGCCGGGCAGACGCCGCCGAACCTGTTCGGCATGGACGCGAGCGGGTTCTACCAGACGGGCGCGCAGGGCACTGCCGGTGCCGGGGCGCAGCCGGAAGGCGACGTCACGAACCAGCCGGGCCAGTACCCGGCGACGGAGCCGATCTCCGGCGTGAAGCTGTCGGACACGGGGTCGCCGGGCGGTCCGGGTGCGAACCCGGACGGGCGCCCGGAAACCGGCGGCACGACCGTGATGATCACCGACCCGAACTACACGGCCGGGCGGCCAGGCGGCGGCTCGGGTAACCAGTTCATCCCGGTCCCGGTCGCTGTCGGCGGCGGCGGCGACTCGACGACGGTGCCGGGCCAGTACGACTCGGGCGTCCCCGACGCGATGCCGTCGATGTCGCAGCCGTCAGACGCCGCGCCGCCGGGCCGGGTGCTGCACGGCGGCTTCATGAACGGGAAGCGGTAGCTGTCATGGCCGGGCAGCTGAGCGGCGACACGATCACGGACGGGCAGGGCGCGACGATGGCAGATGCTCCGGTTCCGATGGGTGATGGTGACCGGCCGCAGCCGACGGACCCGCCGGGCGCTGGCGGCGCTGCGGGCTGGTCGAAGCTGGCCGCGCCTGCGGCGTCCGGGTGGAACCGGATCGATGACGTCGGTGACGACGGCATGGCGAAGTGGCGGCAGACCTGATGGGCGTCCAGCGCTACCCGAACCCCCGGCTGTCCACCGATTCGATGGGCAGCGGGGGCACGCCTCACGTCTCGTACGGGATGGGCGCCCCGGGCAGCACCCCGGTTGAGCCGGGCCCGCAGCCGTTCGAGATCCCCGACATCACTGACCTGCAGACACCGACTCAGCCGGGCGACCGGCGCCTGGTGGACCCGTCGGGTGCGATGGCCGGGGACAAGAACTCGCCGTTCCCGCAGGCTGGCAGCTTCGCGCAGGCCAGCACTGAGGACGGCAATGCCGCCATGTGGAGGAAGACCCCGTCGTCTAGCTAGCCGCGAGTCCCTCGCTGCGGAAGGGAACGACCTGATGCATCTGAACTGGCAGCCGTCCACGGACCTGACCGGGCCGCCGATCCTGACGTCCGTGGACCCTGCGGAATCGGACGAGCTCGGCCGTCTGGCCGCGGGGCGGCGTGTGCTGGAGATCGGGTCGGCGCACGGGTACTCCGCGGTCGTGATGGCGCTGGCCGGCGCGGAGCATGTGACGGCGGTCGACAACCATTCGGGTGGCACGTGGCTGGGGGACACCCGGACGATCATGGAGGGCAACCTTGAGGCGTACGGGGTCGCTGACCGGGTGACCATCGTCCAGGCCGACAGCCGTGACGCGCTGGCGGCGCTGGATGAGCAGGGTGAGCGGTTCGGGCTGATCTTCATCGATGGTGATCACACCCGCGCGGGGGCGACCGCGGACATCAGCGGGTCGCTGCCGCTGCTCGAGGCCGGCGGGGTGCTGGCCGTCCACGACTACGGCGAGACGTGCTGCTGCCCGGAGGTTGCCCCTGCGGTGGATGCTGCGCTGGGGTGGATGGAGACCAGGGCGGCGGGGACGCGGCCGCCGCAGGTGGTGGGCACGCTGTGGCTGAAGCGGCTCTGACCCGGCGTCCCGGCTCGGTCGCTGTGATCGGGGCGGGGATTTTCGGTGTGACCGCTGCGCTGGAGCTGGCCGCGGCCGGGGTTGACGTGACGTTGTATGAGCGGCGCCGGGGCATCCTGGCCGGGACGACGGCGGGTAACTTTTTCCGGCTGCACCGGGGCTACCACTATCCGCGTGACCTGGCCACGGCGGCGCAGGCCCGCGACGGGTTTACTTCGTTTACCCGCATGTTCGCTGCTGCGATGACGCCGCGAGTGCCGCACTATTACGCGATCGCGGCTGAGGGGTCGCTGACGACCGCTGATCAGTTCGCCTGGCACTGCGGCCGCCTCGGACTGCGTGCCGATCCCGTCCGGCTGCCGTTCCTGGTGCCGGGGTCAGTGTCGGCGTGCTTCGAGGTCGATGAGGCTTTCTACGACCCCGCTGCGCTGCGGCGGCTGTGCCGGAAGTACCTGGCCCGGTCGGCGGTGCAGGTGGAGGCCGGGAGCACGCGCAGCCCGGCCGCGATCGGGCAGGCGCATGACGTCGTTGTCGTCGCTGCGTACGCGGGGCTGAATGAGGTGCTGGCGGGGCTCGGCTGCCCGACGGCGGAACTCCAGTACGAGATGTGCGAGGTGTCGGTCATCCGGGTGCCGGGGCTGTCTGCGGTGAGCCTGGTGGTGATGGACGGCCCGTTCGTGTCGGTCGCGCCGTACCGGCACGGCATGCACGTCCTGTATGACGTGGTTCACAGTGTGCGGGCACGGTCATCTGGTCATGCGGCTCCTGGTGCGTTCGCGGCGCGGCCGGCGTTCCCGGAGATGCTGGCGTCGGCGCGGCGGTTCGTGCCGCTCGGGGATGTGCGTCTTGTCCGGTCGCTGCGGGCGCGGCGGGTGGTGCTGCCGGGCGTGGACGCGACGGATGCGCGGCGGACGGATGTGGCGTGGGTGTCGCCGAGGGTGCTGTCGGTGCTGTCGGGGAAGGTGTGCACCGCCGTTGACACTGGGCGTCTGATGGCCGCGGAGGTCACGGCGAAGCTGGCGGGGAGGTGTCCGGATGAGCCCGCTGGTGTCGGTGATCACGCCTACGTGGGGGCGTCACGCGCTGCTGCTCGATAGGGCGATCCCCTCGGTGCTCGCGCAGGACTACCCGAACGTCACTCACATCATCGTCAGCGACGGCTATGAGCCGGACCTGTACCCGGCGATGCTGGACCGCTACCGGCCCGAGATCGCCGCCGGGCGCATCCAGTACGACGAGCTTGACCAGCACCGTGACGCGCGATGGGGTCACTGGTGCCGGCTCCGCGGTATCGAGATCGCCCGCGGCCCGTATCTGGCGTGGCTTGATGACGACAACAGTTTCCGCCCCGACCACGTGTCGCGGCTGGCTGCGCTGCTGGACGGCGGCGCGGGGTTCGCGTACAGCCAGGTTCTGTTCCACGGTCACGCAGGGGACTGGGTGGTCGGGCTGGCGCCGCCGCAGCTCGGCCAGATTGACACCTCCGCGATCGCGAACCTGAAGTCGCTGCATGAGTCGGTGACGTGGCGGGATGAGGGTCAGCAGACGATTGAGTGGGATCTGGCGGAGCGGTGGATGGCTGCGGGCGTGAGCTGGGCGTTTGATGCGAAGGTCACGGCGGATTACTACATGGCCGGGGCGGGCTGATGCGTGACGTGTGGGGGATCCACGATTTCGTGCCCGACTACTCGAAGGCCCGGTCGCCGCTTGACCTGCAGGTGAAGATGGCGAACGGGACGATGCCGGGCGGCCCGTCAGGCTGCGGCTACTACCGGATCACGGCGCCTCTGGACGCTCTCCGCGATCAGGGGTGGGACACCGCCTACGCCCCCGGTGAGCCACCCGACCCGTCTAGTTCGAAAGTCATCGTCGCGCAGCGGATGGACAAGCACGAGGCGCTGCCGTACTGGCGCCGGTGGCGGGCACATTCCCGGCTGGTGTACGAGATCGACGACGACGTTTTTCGTGTGGATATCACAAACTGGATGGCATATCCGAGTTACAGCAAGGGCGATGTCCGGGATGCTGTGGAGCATTCGGCGCAGGTCGCGGACATGGTGACGGTGACGACGGAGCCGCTGGCGGAGATCATGCGGCCGTTCAGCGGCAACGTGCGGGTGATCCCGAACTGCATCCCTGACGGGGTGCTGGAGATTGAGCGGCCGCGTCAGCCGAAGGTGGTTGTCGGGTGGGGTGGCGGGGCGTCGCATGCGCGGGATATCGCGATGATCGCGCCGACGCTGCGGCATGTGATGGAGAAGCATCGTAAGCGCGCGGAGCTGAACATCATGGGGACGAATTATCTGCCGACGGTGTGGGATTGCCGGCCGGAGGACATCCGCCGTGAGCATGGCCGGTTCACGCCGTGGGTGCCGGTGAACGGGTCGCTGGCGTACTACAAGGCGATCGACTGCGATATTGCGCTGGCGCCGCTGACGGGCACCCTGTTTGACCAGTCGAAGAGCAACATCAAGGCGCTGGAGGCGTTCGGTCTCGGTATCCCGGTGCTGGCCAGCGACGTTGAGCCGTACCGCGGGACGGTGATCGACGGGTTCAACGGGTATCTGTGCCGGCGGAAGGGTGACTGGGGGCGGCGGCTGGAGGAGCTGATCTGTGATGACGCGGCACGCGAGGAGATGGGCCGGAACGCCCGTGAGACTGCCCGCGCTCATACGATGAGCGAAGGAATCAAGCTGTGGGCCGCCGCGTACGGCGAGCTGCTCTAAGGAGATCCTGATGGCACGCGTTCAGATGCTGCAGACGATCAGCGGCGGCCGCGGCGACGGTGTGTGGCCGGCGATCTGGGAGTTCCTGGAGTGCGGCGAGGACGAGGCACGGCACCTGGTGCAGGGCAGGCTGGCGCGCTGGCCGGAGAACGAGCCGGAAACGGCCCCGGAAGCCGCCCAGCCGCCCGCTGCCGCCCCGCCGGTCCCTCCGCCAGCCAGTGTGCCCCCGCCGCCGTCTGACGGCTCTGAGGACCCTGACAGCCCCGCCGTGCGGGCCGCGAAACAGCAGTGGGTGGAGCATGCCGTGTCTGTCGGCTGTGACCCTGGCGTGGCCGCGTCGATGACGAAGGCTGACCTGATCGCCACCTACGGCAACCCCTGACCGTGCGCGCAATTTAGCGCGCAATGACTTGCTGATCGCTGCGGAGGCTGGAGGGTCTTCGTGGCGACCGAGCTGTACGCCGACCTCGCTACGACGACGGTCTCCAGCGGCGGGACTGACGCGCCCGCGCAGGGGACCAGCGAGTCGTGGACCGTCGCGTCGTCGGCGCCGTTCCCCGCCGCGGCGACAGGGGTGTCGCAGTTCCATGTGATCGACCCGGCTGAGCCGACGGAGCTGATGCTGGTCACGAACGTGTCCGGCACGACATGGACGGTCACCCGCGGTGTCGGCTCCCCGGCCACCACCCCGGTTACGCATACCGGCGGGTTCACGGTCTGGCTGGTGGCCTCGGCCGGGCCGCTGGCCGCGATGCTCGTCAATGCGAACAACCTGTCCGACGTGTCGTCGGCGGCGACGGCGCGGACGAACCTCGGGCTCGGCAGCGCCGCGGTGGACTCGGCGTCGACGTTCGCCCAGGTCGCCAACAACCTGTCGGACCTGGCCAGCGCGACCACGGCCCGCGGCAACCTGACGGCGGCGAAGTCCGGCGCCAATTCTGACATCACGTCGCTGACCGGGCTGACGACACCGCTGGCCATCAGCGAGGGGGGCACGGGCACGGCTTCCGGCGCGGGTCAGAACGACGTGCTCGCGGGGCCATCTACGGGCGGCTCCGGCGCGCCGTCGTTCCGGGCCCTTGTCGCCGCTGACGTGCCGACCCTCAACCAGAACACCACCGGCACCGCGGCGAACATCACTGACACTCTCGACCAGGTGCCGTCCCCGGCCGCGAACGTGGCCATGGCCAGCCACAAGCTGACCGGCCTGGCGAACGGGTCCGGCGCGCAGGACTCGGCGGCGTTCGGGCAGATCCCCGTCGCGGATACCACCGCGACCGACATCAAGGCGATCGGCACGCAGGCAGCCGGCAGTAACGGGAAGTGGGCGGACTCCGGTCACGTCCACCCGCCGGGCTCGAGCTTCCTGTGCACGCCGACGATCGTCGCGCCCGCCACGTCGGTGTCGATGGCCACGGCCAGCGCAACCCTG